CAAGGAATCTTATGATGCCTAATTTACTTAAACAACTTGAGTTAGATGAACTGTCCTTGGTTGATCGTCCAGCTAACAAACAAGCAATGGTCTCTCTATATAAGCGGGACAACTCCGAGGGAGAAACTATGGAGAACGAAGTAGAAAAAATGTCTGATGACATGAAAGCAAAGCTAAAGCCTTATATGGACAAAGGCATGTCTGAGGATGAAGCTATGAAAGCCTACGACATGGATATGAAGAAAGACTTCCAAGGTCCATTGGATGAGGTAGACACCATTAAAGCTGAACTAGACCTAGTTAAAGCAGAGGCTGAACGTCTTAGCAAAGCCCTAGAAGAAGCTGGTTACATCGTTAAAGCAGAATCAATCGAGAAGTCGGTTGAACCTGAGTATGTGACTTACGGTGACGAACAAATCAACAAAGCTGATATTCCTGCGCCTATCCTTAAGGCACTGGAAGAAGCAGAAGTTGCTAAGGCAGATGCTATCTTGGTTAAGAAAGCTGAAGCAGAACTACCACACTTTGATCTTGAAGTAGCCAAATCTTTGGTTGCCAATTTCGGAGACGAAGAAACAATCATGCAAGCACTCAAAGCAGCCGACAAAGCCTTTGAAGGTAGTATGACTGAGCTGGGTAAATCTGACGTTGACGGAGAGTTCACCTCTGCGACCGATAAGTTGGACGCCCTCGTAAAGTCCTACATGGACGAACATAAGATGAAGAAGAGTGAACATGCCTTGGCCTACGCTGCTGTAGCTAAGACCGATGAAGGCAAAGCTCTTATCACTAAATCCTATAAAGGGGAATAAAAATGGCTGTTACTCAATCACGAGACAACCGCACACTAATCGCTGCTGCTGATCTTAGCAGTTCACAATTTCTATTTGCTGCTATGGATGCTGCTGGTAAAGCCGCAGTTTGTGGTGACGGAGCCCAAGCTTTCGGTGTCATCGAAGTCGGTGGAACTGCTGATGCTGCCTCAACCATTACCGTATCTGGTAAAGTCATGGTCAAATGTGGTGGCACAGTCACTATTGGTGATGACGTGTCTTCGGACGCTGCTGGTAAAGCTGTAAACTCAGCTTCTGGCGATATTATCCTCGGACGTGCCTACGAAGCTGGTGTAACTGACCAGTTGATCGCCATCGAGTTAGTCTCCACTGGCAACGCACACGCTTAATAGCATAGAATAAGGAAGAACTATTATGCCACTATTAACTCCATCACAGGTGCATATCGACCGCCCGTTGTCTAACTTGACACTGGCCTATGCACAATCACAAAACAACTTTATCGCAGATAAGGTATTTCCCACGGTAGGGGTAGCTCGTCAGTCTGACAAGTACTACATCTATGACCGTGCTAACATGAATCGCACTGGTGACGTAAAGAAACTTGCGCCACGCACTGAGGTTAACCGTATCGGTATGGCTATCTCTAACAGCAGCTACTTTGCTGATGTGTATGGCCTTGGTATGGACTTCGATGAGCAGACTATTGCTAACGAAGACGAAGTACTGCAAATCCGCCAAGCGGGTGCGGAGACTCTGGCTATGCGCCTGATGATCCACCGTGAGGAGCAGTTTGCTTCGACATTCTTCGCTAATGGTGTCTGGACAACGAGTGTGTCTGGTGCAGCTTCTGGTGCAGGAACCCCTGTCTACTGGAACGACTATACTAACTCAACACCTATCCAGAACGTCACAGATGCTCGTCGCACTATGCAACTTACCTCTGGCGGCTATAAGCCAAACACTATGGTTGTTGGTAAGGAAGTCCGTGACATTCTGATCAATCACCCAGACATTCTGGCTCGCCTTAACGGTGGCTCTACTGTCAGCAACCCTGCTCTGATCACAGATGCTAAGTTGGCTGAGATCTTTGAAGTAGAGAACCTCTACATCATGGAAGCAGTTAAGAACACTGCTGTAGAGGGTGCTGCTGAGTCTACTGCCTTTATTGGTGGTAAACATGCTATGTTGTGTCACACACCATCAAATGCGGGTCTTATGACTCCTGCTGCTGGTATGACCTTTGCATGGAACTCAATTCCTGGAGCAAACAATCTGGGTATCACTGTTGAGTCTTTCTCTGATGATGCACTCAAGCGTCAACAGGTTGCAGAGCACATCCAAGTTAAAATGTCTTACGACATGAAAGTAGTTGGCCCAGACTTGGGTTACTTCTTCAACGGTATCGTTCAATAATAGTTGAACTGGTGGGATGCTTTAGGGTGTCCCACCCACATAGGAGACCCCGACATGATTAGACAAGAAGACTTCCCGTTCCAAGTAGATCGCCCTACATTTGTAAGGGTGCCCTTTACCGCTAACGGTAGACAATGGGCTGCTGGTGATCACTTCCCTTGGAAAGAACTTAGCATAGACGATAACAAAGTCCGCATCCTATACAATCAAAGAACCCTCTTTCATAACTCAGCTAAAGAAGTTGGAATGAAAGTGGGCGATGGTCTTGAAGCCTTAGATGTAGACGGACTTAATGCCCTCGTGGACAGTATTAACGAAAAGGTGAAAGCCGCTGTACCAACAACAAGAGAGTATGACAAAAAGCGTTGTAAGAAGTCTAGGGTACTAGATAAGCAACGAGGTATGATCCGTAGTTGGAGGCGTAACTACGGCGAGTTGGAGAACGGTTAATGGCTTGGACGTATGATCCTACTACCCTTGGAACAGCTACTGCTGCTGAAAGGTTAAACAGTGTTAGGTTATTGTCTGGGGATACAGACACTAATGACCAACAGCTTCAGAATGAGGAGATTAACTTTAGTCTTACTCAGACGGGCAACAATGTTTACTACTCTGCCGCTTGGGTAGCTAGGGCCATATCGTCTAAGTATTCACGACTGGTTGACACAGAACTCGATGGTGTCTTAACCTCTAAGTACTCTACTCTGGCAAAGCAGTACATGACTCTAGCAGACACCCTTGAGTATCAAGGTAAGACTGCTGGTGCTGTCATAGGTATCAAAGCCGGTGGTATTAGTGTAACTGCTGTTAAGGCTGTTCGTGATAACACTGACAGAATAGAGCCCAGCTTTAGAAGAGATAGGTTTAAGAACCCTGCAAGTTATAACGAATCCGACTCTTACGGCTACAACAGTTAGGGCTAAGTAATGTTTAGGTCTGGTGACTTATATAGACTTGTTAATGACCACGGACAGTCTTTGACTTTACGTAAGGTTACTACAGATGGGAGCTATGACCCTGCTACTGGTAGTAGGTCAGGAGAGGCTACAACAGACTACACTATACTAGGTTACTTTTATAACTATGCACTAGGAATAGCTGGAAACACTGATGAAATCGTAAGAGGGTCTCGTAAGCTTCTTATCTCTGCTCAAGGGTTAACTATTACCCCTGATGATGAAGACCTCGTTATAGGTAACGGCGACACTGTAAAGGTACTTTCTGTGACCACTATCTTCTCTGCTGGTATCCCTATCTGTCATCTGTGTACTGTGCAGGAGTAATCATGACTGTAAAACTAGAAGGCACGTTTGAAGAAGTTATAGACAAGATGGAGACCCTACCTTCAAAGGTAGTTTACGATCTTCTTTCTGAGTCTGTAGACTTCTTAGTTAACAAGTCCCCTGTAGACACAGGTGCTTATATAGAGTCCCACGCACTTAGTTCTGGTGGATCAAAGACTCGTAGTGTAAGTCCTAGAGGCAGAAAGAAAGGTACTGGTAACAGGTCTAAGGCTAAGGAACAGCTTAAGGGTGACTTAGCAGAGCTAGATTTTTCTCAGAATACCTTTGTTTTTAATAACCATGCTAAACATGCTTGGGTAGTTGAAAATAACCCTAGAGGTACAGTAAAAAGCCCTCACATTTATACCCAGTTACAAAACTACATAGGTACTGGGGAAGTGGAGGTAAAGGACCCAAATGGCTAGTATACATAAAACCATCAGAGCTGCACTAGAAAGCCGATTAGCCACCCTAGCCACTGCTAATTCTTTTTCTGTAGCTTACGAGAATGTTTCCTTCAACCCTATCACCGGCACCTCTTTTGTTCAGTGTGAGTTTATTCCCACGCAGCGTATGAGAGCAGCAAGAGGTCCAAACGCTCAGATACTTTATAGGGGCATCTTCCATATAAACGTACATGCACCAGAGAACGCTGGACCCGCCGCAGCAGAAACCCTAGCTGAACTAATAATTGACAACTTTGAGTCAAACACTGACGTCTCTTACACAAGTGGCGGAACAACAACCATCGTGTCTATAGATTATACTGAAAGGGCTCAGGGCCTATTAGACACACCTTGGTACTACATACCGATCACAATCGGCTGGTACATTTATAATTAGGAGAATAACACATGCCTACCTTCGCACAGGGTTCACGGTCTAGCCTAAGCTACATTACTGAATCCACATTCGGGACTACCCCTTCTGGTAACTTCCAGAACATCCCATTCACTTCACACGGACTTAACCTAACTAAAGATTTAGTTGCTGGTACAGATATTCAAGCTGACCGTATGCCTCGCCATGAACGTCACGGTAACAAACAGTCTGCTGGTGATATTGTAGTTGACCTTCGTAAAGGTGACTTCGACCCATTCCTTGAGTCAGTCATGCTTAACACTTGGACAGATTCAGGCACTAACGACACCCTTGTAGTTGGTACAACACCTAAGTACTTCTCCATTGAAGATTACTCTGCTGACATTGATCAGGCTCGTTTGTTTACAGGTCAAACTGTCTCCACTATGGGCGTATCTATTGCTCCTAACCAGATGGTAACTACTACCTTTGGTATGGTTGGCAAGGGCATGACTATTGGTGCCACAGAGAAGACACAGGACGCAGCAAGCACTAACG